CCGGGAGACATCAGCATAGACGCACGCCAAAAAAAGCGTGCCCCTGATAATCTCTGATAATTTCGGGTAATTTCGGGTGATTTTGGATGGATTTTGACATTTTTTTTCGGATTCTGAAATTTTTAGCTTGACATTTGGCACAAAATAGGATATCTCCTATTGCACGCTACGCAACTCAGCTTCACACCGGATGTCGTCCGGTTTGGTGCTGGGTTTTTTTGTGTCTCTTGTCTCTCTTTTGTTTCTCTGTACCCGTGAGTCCACACAGGTGAGTCCACACAGGTGAGTCCAAAAAGGCGCGTTTTCACGGATCACCCCGGCGTGGCGTATTTTATTGATCTTTTGACAGGTGCTTTCATGCCCCCAGACCGGCCGCCCGACACCATGCCAAATCCCGGGCCCGACACCAAACCAGAGGCTTCGCCCGACACCATGCCAAATGACCAGCCTCCAGAAAGGCCAACCGAACCGCCGCCTGATACCATGCCCAAGGCTTCGCCTGACGACAAATCAGAGACTTCGCCTGACGACAAATCAGAGGTTTCGCCTGACAGCTGGCAGACCCTGTTCATCGCCGCCCTGCGGCAGACCGGCAATGTCAGCGAGGCCGCGCGTGAGGCGGGCCAGCGCCGTTCTGCTGTCTACACCCAGCGGCGCAATTGTCCGGTCTTTGCCGCCGATTGGGAGGATGCGATCGAGGAGGCCGCCGACCGGCTGGAACTGACCGCTGTCCGCCGCGCCCTTGATGGCACGCCCGAGGCGCGTTTTTTCCGCGGCGAGATGGTTGGTTCGATCAACCGCTATTCGGACCGGCTATTGATGTTTTTGCTGCAGGCCAGACGGCCCTGGCAGTTTGATTCACGCTTTCGGGGCAAGGTCCCGGCAATCGAAGAGGATGACAATCGAATCCGAGCTGAAATTGAGCGCAAAATGGCGCGACTTGCTGATGGGCTTGCCAGCTCCGAGACGTCAGGCATTTCTGACGGCTCTGAGCCCGACTGAACAGACATGGCTGCTGCATCACTGGCCGCTCTGGGCGCGCCCGAAACAGGCACCACCACCGGGCGACTGGCGTGTCTGGCTGTTGATGGCGGGGCGCGGCTTTGGCAAAACGCGGGCTGGTGCTGAATGGGTGCGCTGGCTGGCCAATGGTCCCACCGATCCGCTGCGCGCCGCCGCTGATAGTGCCGCTGGCGGGCGAATCGCGCTTGTCGGTGATACGTTTGATGATGTGCGTCATGTCATGGTCGAGGGGCCATCGGGCATTCTTGCCGTCTGTCCGCCGCATCAGCGCCCGCAATGGTACCGCAGCCAGCGCCAGCTTGTCTGGTCCTCGGGCGTTGTCGCCAGCTGTTTTTCTGCGGCTGACCCGGAACAGCTTCGCGGCCCCGAATTTGCCTTTGCATGGGCTGATGAGATTGCCAAATGGGCCTATCCATCGGCGTGGGACAATCTGATGCTGGCCCTGCGCACAGGATTGCATCCGCGCGCTCTGGCAACGACGACACCGCGCCCGAAAACCTGGCTCAGCCAGCTTGCCGCCGCGTCTGATACCGCGCTTGTGCAGGGCAGCACTGCCGAGAATGAGGCCAATCTTGCGCCCACATTTCTTGCCGCGATGCAGAGCCGCTTTGCCGATACTGCCCTGGCGCGACAGGAACTTGACGGCGTCCTTCTGGATGAGGCACCGGGCGCTCTCTGGTCACGCCGCCAGCTTGCCACCATGCGCCATGCGCCGCCGCCGCGCAGCCAGCTGCAACGCGTTGTCATCGGCGTTGATCCGGCCATCGGCGGGCCGGGCGAGACCGGCATCATCATTGTCGGCAAGGATGGCGAGGGCCAGATCTGGGTGCTTGCCGATGAAAGCTGTGACGGCCCGCCCGATGTCTGGATCAGCGCCCTTACCACCAGCTTTCACCGCTGGCGTGCTGAGACGGTGATCGCCGAGATCAATCAGGGCGGCAATCTGATCCGCACGCTGCTTGCCCAGAATGGCACGCCATTGCCCCTGCGAGAAGTGCGGGCGATGCGGGCCAAGGTCATCCGGGCAGAGCCTGTTGCCGCTGCCTATGCCCGGGGGCAGGTGCGTCACGCCACCAGCTTTGATGCGCTGGAGGACCTGATGTGCGCCTGCATTCCGGGCCAGCGGCAAACGCCGTCGCCTGACCGTCTGGACGCGCTTGTCTGGGCGGTGAACGCCCTTCTGACCGGCCTTGAGACAGCCGTTCATGAGGTGAATTTCTGACCGGCCGCGTCACAGCTGCCTGTCAATTGCATGCCCGATTGCCTGTCGATTACTGCCTGACCACTTGCCCGGTTACTTGGCCAATCACTTGCCCGGTTACTTGGCCGACCATTGCCGACCACGTGACCGATTGCTTGTCGGTCATTGACCGGTCACTTGCCCGATTTCTTGCCCGGAACCACCCACATTTAAAGGAAACCATCATGAGTCTGACTGACACCATCGCCAGCCCCGGCGTGGCGCACCGCGCCATGGCCGCAGAGCTGGATCTGATTGCCGATCTGATGGGCGGGACCGCCGCCATGCGCCGGGTCGGCCAACGCTGGCTGCCGCGCGAAAATGCCGAAAGCTGGACCGCCTGGCGCGCCCGCCTCAACCGCACGGTGCTGTTCAATGGCTTTGCCCGCACGGTCCAGAGCCTTGCCGGACGGCCTTTTGCCACGCCGGTCCGCGAACGCTGACACCGCGCCGTCCGCTGCTGGCTGGCCAGCCGGTTGTGCTGCGTGATGCCAGCGCCAATGCCGGCCGTCTGACGATCCGCTTTCCTCAGGGTCTGGCGCGCCGGGATGGTGCGGTGATCACCGGTGCCAGCGTGCGTTTCACCATCGAGGTGATGATTGCCAACCGCTGGGTTCAGGTGCTGGACCGCACCGTTGACCAGAAAGTGACCGGCCTGTTCGAGCTGCAGTTCGAGGTGCATCTGCCATCTGGCAGGGCGGCGCGGCAACTGCGCATCACCCGCAAATCGCCCGACAGCACGGATCGCAACCTGCTCAACGCCATAGAGCTGGCCGCCGTGACCTGGCTGACCTGGGACCGGCTGAATTATGATGGTCTTGCCACGGCCGCGCTCACCCTTGCCGCCGCCAGCTTTGGTGGCACCCCTCCACGGATCAGCTTTGATGTGAAGGGCCGGTTGCTGCGTCTGCCGTCAAACTACGCCCCGGCGAGCCGCCGTTATTCCGGCATCTGGGATGGCCGGTTTGTCACTGGCTGGTCGGACAATCCGGCGTGGGTGATCTATGACATTCTGATTGATCCACATTGGGGACTGGGCCTGCCCGAGGCCAGCATTGACCGCTACGACCTTTATGCCATCGCCCGCTATTGCGATGCGAGTGTGACACCGGCAGGCAGCCCATCTGCCGAACCGCGCTTTACCTGCAATATGCGCCTGTCCCAGCGCCGCCGCGCCAGCACATTGCTTGCCGAGATTTGCGCCGGCATCCATGTGCTGTTCTTCTGGTCGGGCGGGCGGTTGCGCTTTCGCGCCGATGCCCCGGCTGAGCCTGCCACCATGGTCACCCACAGCAATGTCATCAATGGTGAGTTCGTCTATCAGGGGCCGGGCCGTGCTGCGGAATTCAGCCATGCCATGGTCACCTTCCGCGATCAGGCGCTGGGCGGCCAGATTGCTGTTGAAACGGTGGTTGATCATCAGGCGATGCACCGGTTTGGCTATCGCCCGCATGAGGTGTTTCTGGCTGGCTGCAGCCGCCGCTCAGAGGCCAGCCGCCATGCACGCTGGCTGGTCGAGACTGCGCGCAGCCAACGCCGCGCCGTCAGCTACCGCGCCAGCCTTGATCATTTTGCCGACAATCCGGTGCGCCCTGGTGATTTGATCATGATCGCCGATGAAAAACGCCCCGACATTGATGCTGGCTCTGCGGCCGCCGGCACTCTTGATGCCACCACCGCGCGCCGCACCGACAAACAGCTGGCGGCGGTCGTCCGGACCGTCAGCACCCCGTCATCCGGCCCCCTCATCACGCTGGATTGTCCCCGCCCGGAGGACTGGCGCTCTGTCGCGCCTGATCAGATGTTGCTGCGCTATGAGACGGCGACGACTGGCATCCTTGGCCGGGCGAGCGTGCGGCGAAGCAGTTCCACCAGCTCTGGGTGGCGGCTGCATCTGGCGAAAGGCGCGCCTTTGCCGCGTGTCCACTCGCCGCTTTTCCTCAGCCTGCGCATTGCACCCGAACCCGCGCTCTACCGTGTGGTGTCGGTGCGCGAGATGGGCGAT